CGACGCAAGTCGCACATACGCATCAACAATAAAAAGCGGGCGAACCGTGTTAAACGTCTGTCCGGGTCCGATGGTATATTCACCCACCCCGCCCGTGACGTTAAACGTTTCCCATGTCCGGGCGTAGATAAGCAGGGATTCGTTAGACCACGACGACACCATGCCGTTCAATGCATCCAGCGCGTCGTTGGCTTCGTCGGCGTCCGGCTCCTCGCTTTTAACGAGAACCCGTGCCTTTTGAAGCGCCTTTCTAACGATATCCCTGCCCGTAGTCATGGTTTATTTCCCCGCTTCTGCTGCCTCAATCATCGCCTGAAGCTTTTCGGCCCCCGTGCGGTGATGGAAATCAAGACCAAGCGCGGCGGCCTTGGCCCGCAATTCCGGCAAGTCGGAATGTACGGTTTCAGCCGCTTGCTCGACGGGCTTCCAGCCTTTGGCAACAAGCATCGCCTCCATGCCTTCGTCCCATTCTTTTACAACATTGTGGCGGATATATTTAGGCATGTTTCCCTCTTAATCGCTGATCGAGTTTGCAGGGGTGCCGCCTTCAGGGCGAACGACGAGGATTTTATAAGACCCAGCGGCAGGCGTAACGCCAGCAGCCGTCGGGTTTACAAAAGTCAGCGCCAAGGTGTTCGCCGCCGATACACGGGCGTTTGAAAGCGCCACGCCAGCAACAAGCGAAGGGGAGTTGACAGACACGAAATCGCCAGTTTTAAGGCCAGCAACCGTGAAGGTTTGTTCGGCGGTCGTAATCGTTGCGACTTCCGCCGGGGTCAGCGTCGCCTTGATGAGATACGTCCCATAGGCGTTACCGTTAATGATACCAACAGACATTTGTTTGTTCCTTTCGATTGATGAAAAGGAGAGGCCACAAAGCGCGGCCCCTCCGTATTCATTAGGCCGTGATACGGCAAGCCCACTCGGGACGTACCGCCGCAAAGCCATACAACACGTCAAGACGCATAATCAGCTTGTCGGTCAGAACCGTATAGTCGCGGATTACGCGGACGGTGATGCCGTCAACGGTTTCCTGTGCAACCATATCGGTACCGTCAGGCATAACCAGCGGGACAGACACGAAACGGAAGGCCGACTTGTGGAAGGCCAAGTTTTGCGTGTAGCCCGTGGATGCCGTGCCAATAACGGTGATAGCGGCCTCATCAACAGGAAGCGCCGAGACGTTTTGCAAGCTGCCAGAAGCCGAGGAGTAGATCGTCGGGCTGATGGACAACGTTGCTTGCGTCGAGACGTTACCAGTCGTGTTCGCCGTAACAACAAACTGTTGCAGGAACGGCAGCGTGGCTTTGGTGATCGGATGGACAGCGTAAACGTTGTCAATCGTAAACACCGTACCAGCGGTGATCGTGGCACCGTTGGTGACACCATCGATACCGAGTTGCGTTGCGCCCGTTGCAGGAGGCAGAACCGAAGATTCAACAGCCCATCCCGTAACGTCCGTGCCGTTCGTGTGAATCGGCAGCAGTTCGTTTTCGAGGAAGGTGAAGCCATCGGACATGCCCATATAGCCGTTTTTGTACTGTTTGCCGATTTCATCGGTCTTGTTAAACAGGCCTTTGCGGGCATTGACAGCGGAGCGCATCGCGGTGGAATCCAGCAAGGAATAAAGGCTGTCATCCATCGGAACCAAGTATTTGCGCATTTTCTCACGAGCGGCCAGCAGCGTGTCCGTGTCAAACACGGTTGCGCCAGCGGTGCCGACCTCGTTTGCCACGGCGTTCTTGGCGGCAACGAGACACTCGGACTCGATACCGTTGGACAGCGTGGTCATCGCAGGGTCCAGAATACGCTTGGCCCACGATTTCAGCGACAGGTCGGTTGCGATCTCGGCAGAGGTCAGCGCGATAGGAACGTTGCGCTGGTTGCTCAGAACGAGAGGAACCTTTTCTTCAACCACGTCCTGAATGGTGGACGTGATGTCAGCGGTGTTACCCATCGTGAAACGGGCGGGCTTGCTGATGTTGATCGTGTCACCGAGGTTGTAGCCGTTATATTGCCCGGTAAAGCTTTCCGGCGGCTCTTTGTCGATGGTTTTGATGAATTGGCTTTTATCGGCCAACATGCCCGCGGCAATCTTGGCGATAATAGAACCAACGTCTTTTACGTTATTAATAACATTTGGCATTTGTCAGTTTTCCTTATGAGTTGAGCCAGTCCTTGAGTTCCGAATATGATTTCTTGGCCAGCGGTTTTGCTCCGGGCGCTGTTCCTCGATTGGACGACAACGGAACCGGGGCGTTTGAGACAGGTTTTTTTAAAAGAGCCTCGCCTTTGACTTCTGCACGCGCAATCGCAGCAACCGCTTGGGGTAAAGACATGTCGGCCATGTCAAGGAGCGTTCCTTCCTTGGCCAGAATGTAATACGTCAGCGGTGCGTTATCGCTCTCGGCCATGATTTTTTGCACCTCCGGGGAAAGGGAATCTGCAAAATCGGCATGATTCATGAGCACTTCAGCAAAATCGGAAACATTTTTCGCAACATCTTGTACCTTTGTCGCAAAAACTTTTTCACGTTCACTGAACCATTCCTGATCCACCTTATTTTCTTCAGGCTCGGGCGGTTTGGCGGCAAGCTTTTCAGCTTCAGCTTCTTTTTTAAGTTCGTGTTTCAGCGATGCCTTCATAAATTCGCCGTAGTCCTTGAAGTTCTCGATGCGCGGGGCGTCGGGGTCTTCCGGGGCTTGGGCGGCTCTATTCGGGTTGCTGGATTGCGCTTTTAACGCTTGCAATTCGGCACTGAGACGCGCGATTTCAGCTTTTTGCTGGTGTATTTGAGCATTTTTCTGATTTATCCGCCTGTTTCTGTTTCGAATTGCGTTTAGTGCTTTTTGAGAAAGAGGAGCTTCCTCCTGATCGTTTTTGTTATCCGGCTTTTCAGGATTTTCAGGATTTTCGTCCGAGGTCGTTTCATCGACAACATTTTCTGGTTTAGATGGCTCGACGTTATCAGCAACAGCGCCTTGTTCGACTGCTGGCTGCGATTTCGCAACGGCCTCTGAAATAATGCTATCAATTTTTACATCATCCATTTTAGTTCCCCTTTTGTAACGTCGCCTAAATGTATGAAGTGGCAGACGTATCGGATGGCTCCGATTCTTGTGGCGCGATGGTCTGCGCCGAAACTTTTGCAATTAATTCGGCCTCTTTGATTTCAAGCTCTTTACGCTTGAGTTCAAGCTCGGCCAGCTTGTACTGGTATTCCATCTCGGCTTCCTTGGCCTGCATCTGAAGCTTCATGACTTCAATTTCATTCTTGGCCTGTTCGGATTGCTCTTTGGATTGCAGTTGTTCTTGCAGCGCCTGAATCTCGGCGGCCCCTTCTTGGATAAGCGCAGCCATCTGCTGCTTTTCGGGATCAACCTGCTGTTCGTCCTCATCAAGAAACTGCGGATCGACGTATTTTTTCATGCGTTCCGCCATCGCATCGGCCCCGGCGATATCAGAGTATTTGAACACCAGATCGCCCATGATTTTCAGCATCTCTGGCTGGCGGGTCACGATGTCGGTGAAAAATTGCGCGGCCTCTTGGCGCTTGGTCGTAAACGGTGCGCCCGTTACGACGCGGATGTCGTATTTACCCTTGCGCAGATCAATCGGCTTTTCCTGATCTTCGGCGATTTGCCCGTTGATGCCGATTTGCTTCGGCTCATCCTCGGCCCCGATAATCCGCATAATGCGCGGCGTGTCGTAAATCTCGGGGGCGGCGTTGACGATGATGCGCCCGACATGCGTTATGGCGCGAACCAGATTGTCCCCGAAATGGAATGTTGCAACATCACCCTCTTGCTGGCGCTGGGCGATGGCGACACCGGATTGCTCATTTGACCGCTGGCCAAGAGAGGCGTTGTAAATGCCCATCGTGGCCTTGATATCGTCAACCGTCTGGCGCGATGCGTTGACAACACCCGTCGGGATCGTGGGCGGCTCAAGGCGCTGCGGCGGCGGGATCGGGTTTCCGTCAGCGTCGATAGTCTCGTAGCGGAGAACCATCGACTTGTTCGGGTTTTTCCAGTCCTCGGCGAATTGCTCGGTAGAACCAACCGGGGCCATGACAGGCGCGTTCGGCGCTTTCATGAGCAGTTCGGTTTCAAGAGACTTCCAGTAATTGAACATCTGCTGGACTTGCTTGGAATTGCGAATCAGCGACACCAGATGCCGCTTGCCTTCCATCC